AAACTTCACAAAAGAAAACTTGATGGATTCTGATGATCCAATGTGGGAAAAGAAGTATCCAGCATATGTTGTCAATCATATCTTATCTTCATTTCAAGACACCATAATGTTTGCAAATGAGATGAATGTTCATCATCAAATTGATAATAAACTCAAATTTGACTTTTTTATAAATACAATTAGACCCAAGAAAAGATTTGCACCATGGTTGAAAGCAAATAAGATTAAGGATCTGGAGTATGTGAAAGAGTATTATGGTTATAGTAATGATAAAGCTAAAGCTGCTCTTGAACTACTATCTGATGAACAAATTACTACTATCAAAGATAGCTTGAACAAAGGTGGAAGAAAATGATTAATAACATGTTAGAAGTAACAATCAAAGAACCTGATGATTTTCTTAAGGTTCGTGAAACACTTTCTAGAATAGGTGTTGCATCTCGTAAAGAAAAGAAACTATTTCAATCCTGCCATATTCTTCACAAACAAGGCAAATATTATATTGTTCATTTCAAGGAATTATTTGCTCTTGATGGAAAAGAAACCAACATAAATGAAAATGATATTTCTCGAAGGAATACCATTGCTGGGCTTCTTCAGGACTGGGATCTTGTCACAGTTCATGGGGAGGCAGAGCCAAAGGCTCCTCTCTCACAAATCAAGATCATCGGATTCAAGGAGAAGGATGAATGGGTTCTTGAGACAAAATACAATATTGGAAAAAAGAGGCAGGAACAAATAGCTTGACATTTTTTATTCAATATGGTATACTGTTCTTTTATAATGCTAACAGGTGTTTGCTATGAATTTCTATACGCATGTGGCTCAGTGGGGAAACAATATTTTCCTGCGTGGTGTAAAGAATGGTGAAAGATTCAACAAGGCTATTCGATACAAGCCTACTCTCTATGTTCCTTCTCAGAAACCTTCCAAATTCAAAACTTTGGAAGGTTCCTCAGTCTCACCCATAAAATTCGAAACAATCAAAGAAGCCAAAGAATTTGTTTCTCATTATGAGAATCAACCTGAATTGGTTTATGGATTGAATCAATTTGTCTATACTTATATTGCGGACAATTATCAAGATATTCGATTCGATCGATCTTTGATGCAAGTCTATACGATTGACATCGAAGTTCAATGCGAAAATGGATTTCCCAATCAAGAAATTGCTGCTGAAGAACTTCTTTCAATCACTGTCAAAAGATATGGATTTGATGACATCATTGTTTGGGGTATTGGTGAATACAAAACAGATAATGAATTTGTTCAATACAATCAGTGCCAGAATGAAGTCGAACTTCTAAACAGATTCATTGACTGGTGGGAATCAATTCATCCAGATGCAATCACAGGCTGGAATACTGAATTCTTTGATATTCCTTACATCTGCAATCGAATCAAACGTATATTTGGTAATGATGCACTGAAAAGACTTTCTCCTTGGAAGATTGTCAATGAGAAAAAGATAAATGGTAAATTCGGAAAGACCAATACTGTTTATGAGATTCTAGGCATTTCTAATCTTGATTATCAACAATTGTATCAAAAGTTTACCTATACAAATCAGGAATCATATAAACTTGACCATATTGCATTTGTAGAACTAGGAGAAAGGAAAGATGAGAATCCTTATGAAACATTTAAGGAATGGTACACATCAGATTATCAAAGTTTCATTGATTACAATATTCAAGATGTTCTTCTGGTAGAACGTCTAGATGCTAAAATGAAGCTAATGGATTTGTTGATGACTATGGCATATGAAGCAAAAGTCAACTTCCAAGATGCATTTACTTCAGTAAAATATTGGGATGTGCTAATTTACAATCATCTGCGAACACAAAACATTGTGATTCCACAAAAGAGCTCATCCTCGAAGTCTGGACAATTCTCCGGAGCATATGTCAAGGATCCAGCAGTTGGACAACATAAATGGGTTCTTTCGTTTGACTTGAATTCATTGTATCCACACTTGATAATTCAATACAATATCTCTCCAGAAACTCTGGCTGATGATGGTGTAAACTTTGGTGATACTAAGATTGGTGAGTTTGTATCCAAGGAGTATGATACAGAATTCCTGAAGGAAAAGAATTTGACGATGACACCAAATGGAACCAAATTCAGAATTTCCAAACAAGGATTTCTTCCTGCCATGATGCAGCAGCTGTATGATGATCGAACAACATACAAGAAAAAGATGCTTCATGCGAAACAACAATATGAGAATACTAAGAATCCTCAATATCTGAATGATGTGTCACGTTATAATAACATTCAGATGGCAAGAAAGATCTCATTGAACTCAGCCTATGGTGCTATTGGTAATGAATGGTTCCGATACTTTGATCTTGCGATTGCTGAAGGTGTAACCACTGCTGGTCAGCTTTCGATTCGCTGGATTGAACGAAAGCTAAATGAATATCTCAACAATCTTCTTAAAACTAAAAATGAAGATTATGTGATTGCATCTGATACAGATTCAGTTTATATTTGTTTTGATAAACTTATTGACAAAGTATTCGGTGAAGATCTTTCTATTGAGAAAGTAGTTTCTTTTCTTGATACAGTTGCCAAAGAGAAGGTAGAACCATACATCGATGAATGCTATGAAGAACTCAAACAATACATGAATGCATTTTCTCAGAAGATGCAGATGAAACGAGAGGTGATTGCTGACAAAGGCATCTGGGTTGCAAAGAAAAGATATATTCTGAATGCGTGGGATATCGAAGGTGTCAGATATGCTGATCCTCAATTGAAAATTATGGGCATTGAGGCTGTCAAATCATCAACTCCATATCCTTGCAGAGAAAAGATTAAGGAGGCTCTCAAGGTTATCATGTCTGGTGATGAAACACAAATTAATAAATTCATTCAGAACTTTAGAAATGAATTCATGAAACTTCCTGCAGAGGATATCGCATTTCCAAGATCCGTCAATGGACTTGACAAGTGGAGTGATTCATCCTCTATTTACCGTAAATCAACTCCAATGCATTGCAAAGGAGCATTGATTTATAATTATCTTCTCAAACGTAATAAATTGATCTCTAAATTTCCTTTGATTCAAGAAGGTGAAAAGATCAAATTTCTCAATCTAAGAAAGCCCAATCCATTACAGTCAAATGTAATTTCTTTTATTAGTAAACTGCCAAAAGAACTAGATGTGGCTTCATATGTTGATTATGAAGTTCAATTCGAAAAGGCTTTTGTGGAACCATTGATGTTCATTGTTCGCCAAATCGGCTGGGATATTGATCGTACATATGGAACACAGCCAACACTTGACAATTTCTTTGGGTGAATAGTATGACTAGAATTGATGCACAGAAATTAATATTTAAACAAGCAAAGAACTTGACAAATGCTCTTCCTAAAGGTAGTATGGTCTACATACATTGGAAAAATGGTAGTCCAGTAGTTCTTCCTGAGAAAGAAAAAGGATATGGAGTAATTACTTCAGTACGATTAGAATCCATTTTAAATAAACAATTCTGGCTGGTAGCATAATGTGTGGAGTTATAGGAATCGAATTAACGGATGTCAATGATCAAGATATTTCTTTGATAAGAAAAATATTCAAACAGACAATGATTCGAGGAAAACATGCTACTGGTATTTCATATCGAAAGCATTCTGAAATACTAACCAAAAAAGAAAATATTCCAGCAGACAAATTTCTTGAAAAAATAAATTTTGAAAGATGTATCGATGAAGATGGTTCGATCTGTTTGCTGGGACATATTCGTTATTCAACATCTGATCTAAGATATCCTCAACCATTTTCTTCAGATAAATATAGCATTGTTCATAATGGGGTGATTTCTCAGGAAGATCAAAGTACATGGAAGTACGAAACGGAGACTGCAAATGATAGTGAATTGATTCTACAATCACTTGAGAATAATCAAAATCCATTGACAGACTTTGTTCCATCTAGCATGGCAGTCGTGATGTTAGATGTTGATAATGGTATTACAGGATTTAGAAATGAATCAAGACCATTATGGTATACAAAATTGCAAAGAGGAATTATATTCACATCAACAAAAGATATTGCCATTCGAAGTGGATTGCAAAATCCACAAAGATGTGAGATGTATGTAAAATACACAAATCAAGGAGAAAGAAAAGTAAAGAACCCTCATGATATTCAAGACCAACAACCATGAAAATATTAATAACATTATTGAGAATTCAGAAAATGGCACCAATACCAAGTTTTTAAATTCTGCTCATAGTTTGTGGATTCGTTTTAAAAACTATGACAAAAATCCTCCAATAGTAATGTATGACAATGATCAACCAGTCTCTGCTGTATTCGCTACATATAGTAAAAGAACTTCTTATATCAATCTTTACGAGATTGTGACTTTCCAAGGATATGAAGGAAAAGGATATGCCTCTTTAATCTGGGAATATGTGATGAATGATGCATATAAAAATCAAATGAGAAGATTGAAAATATCTTGCACACCAACTTCTATTAGCTGGCATATTCGAAATGGATTGGTATTCTGGGCTGTTGACTCATCCGGATCTCTGAGATCAGATCAACCATTGTTTTCCACGAAAGAAGAACAATTGAGCTTTCGAGAAGAAGCTATAAATAATCCCTCTATTGCGATTCCTACAGACAAAAAAGTTCTTGATCTTTTGAGAAAAGAGAGTATAGATTATCATAAGTTCGGAAAGGTGAAGCGACAAAGAGTTGAGGACTCCATATCAAAGGTCGGAAAATATTGGCTAAGAAATTATCTTTTTGATGTACCTTCATTAGAGAAGTTTTGATGGATTATCGTTTGCTGGAAAATAGAAAAAGAGCATTCATTGATTGGTTTGGATGGTCGCTGATTATAGATGATTGCGATCCTGCTCTTTACATGTTGAATTATTTTTATGACAGATTTGAATTCAATATCGAACAAAGACTTTGGATCACATGGATATATGGCACAACTTATCATTTTCCGACTGCATACGTAATCTGGAATGAATTTCCTGACATGGAACTTGTTGGAGTCGATCGACTTGAGCAATGGAATACTGAAAATTACAAAAGACTCAGATACCAAACAGACACAAAATGGAATAAAGGACATCTTCCTGCTCAATTTCTTTCATACAAAGAATGGGTAGGTGGCAGAAGTCAACTTGAAGCATTCCAAAGTTTGTTCACAGAAGATCCATTTACCAATTTTTATAATCTTTGGAAAGAAGTAAACACATGGCACAAGTATGGAAGATACATGTCATGGTTCTATATTCAAACTTTAAAACAAACATGCGGATTAAATATTGATATTGATAATCTTTGGTTGAAAGATTATTCAGGATCTAGATCACATCGAAATGGATTATGCTTTGCTCTTGGAAAAGATGATTGGGTTGACAAGGTTCTAGATCAAGATCAAATTGATTGGATGGAAAGTCAAGGATCTGAGATTCTTAAAGAGGTTAAAGCATTGTTTCCAGAACAAGCAAACAAGGCTGATTATTTTGCAATGGAAACATGTCTTTGTTCATTCAAAAAACTATTCCGTAAAAGAAATGGCAGATATCTTGGTTATTATCTAGATCGACAAGCTGAAGAAATTAAACAAGTAGAGCGTGATGGTTGGGATGGAATTGACTGGACACCATTATGGCAATGTAGAGATGAGTCAATACGAAGAGAATACTTGATAAACGAAATAAACAAAACAAAGATGGAAATTTTTCTAAATACAGGTGTTATAGATTACAACAATACATTTACAAAACAATTAATGGGACTGGAGGCATTCTGATGGAAATTTTAGAAATAAATGGAAATAAGTGGCAGAAATATAAAGGGGATGAAGGACAAGATGTTTATGTTGCCATGCAGGTTCTTGATGAAGAAAAAGTTCTGGGAACATATGTTAATGATGAATCATATGATATTCTGATTGATAGTGATACAGATTTATACTTTCCACCTGAATACAATTATGATAAAAAAGAGTATCATACAGATCTTGCGGATGAAAGCAAAATTGCTTTTAAATTTAGAAAAAATGTTTTTACTGCTGAGGAACAACAAGGTGCATTTGAAGGATTGTTTGATGCTGCAGCTGAATCTCATAATCGAGGACTCGCAGCTGGTCCAAAAACAGAAAAGCTAGCAGGAAGAGAATGGGTAACACCATATCAATATGATGTGCTTGAGTATTTTATGGCAGGACAACCAAAAAGTCTTGATGGAACAGATCCATTACAGACTATTATGGAAGAACATCTTGGAAAATATGTCAAGAATACCAGAGGATTCTGTTGGTTGCGAGATGTTGTAGAACAAGATTATCCTGAATATGATGGATTTTTTCCTAAGCTGGTGAGTAGAATAAAAGCAATGCCAATTGAAGAGGCAACAAAGTTTTCAAAACTTGTAAGAGAAAAATGGATTTCAAATACAGCATATGCTGCTGGTCTTTGGTCAGGTATTGCTGGTTACTATGGAAGATATCCAAGAATTCCATATGGAAGAGCAACAGCATATACTGATAATAATCTTGAGCAGTTTGCAAAATGTTATCCGTTTGCTAGAAAACTGGAGAAAGAATTCAAAAGACTAATGCCAAATCGACATTTGGCACAACAAGAATTTGCTGATAGACTCGACAATAAATTTCTCATTGGCGAAGATACTACATTCACCACGATTACTGTCAATACAACAACAAAGGAAAGAAATGCCAGAATGGCATGTCATCGAGATGCAGGTTCTTTGAATGCTGGATATAGCAATCTAACAGTAATCACAAAGGATAACAAAGACTGGAAAGGTGGATATTTGGTTGTTCCAGAAGTTCGGATGGCTGTTAATGTCAGACCTGGAGATCTTTTGCTAATTGACAACATGCGTGTTATTCATGGGAATACACCGATTACTGCTCCAGATTCTGGTGAAGAAAACATGATGAGAATGTCATTAGTATTCTATTTCCGTGAAGATATGGATAATCTTGGATCATGGGAATATGAAGCTATTCGTAAAAACTTTGTTGACACAAGGAGATTGAATAAAGGTCATAGACTTTGGAAACAATATTGGAATGGTGTTTCACCGAATATGTTCAATGAGAAAGAATGGTATGATTTTCTAGAGGACAAAGGTGGAAGGGATATGGTGCAAGAATATCATCCAGAAGCATATGCTCAAAAACCTACATTAGAAGGATTTTTTCAATGAAGATAGTTTATTTGATTGGTATTCCAGGAACTGGAAAGACCACTGTGATGCGAAACTTTATGAGTGGATTTGAAGGTTGGAAGGATGATCGTCCAGCTGATTTACTTGATACTCAATATATTAAAGAAAAAAAATTGAGAGTGCTTGGAAAATATAATGATGAAGAAGTTTTTGGAGGAACAGATCGACTTTCGATGGCAGTGGCTCCGAAAGCAATTGATTGGATTTCAAATGTTTTGAGAACAAATGAGATGATTGTGGGCGAAGGAGATCGTCTCAACAACAAGAAGTTTTTTGAATCATGTGGTGATTCGTTGACAATTATTCACTTGACAGTTTCAGATGAAGAAAGACAACGAAGATACAAAGAAAGAGGATCTGATCAATCAGAAAAGTTTATTCAAACCGTCAAGACTAAATGTAAAAATATTATTGAAAAGTTTGGAGACCAGC